AATAATATCAGATAGAATTAAAAAATTAACAGAGTAAAGTCCCTCTCACTAATTATAGGCGAAATAGAATTATGAAAACAATTACATTAAATTTTAAAAATTGGAACAACGGAGCGTCAGGAGGTAGGCTAAGAAGAATCTATAAACGAATTTATATTAAGGGTTATATTTGGACTCCATTGGTTATAGTAACGTGGAGAATATTAGATAAAGAAACTAAAGAGAAAATATTTATTAATGAATTAAAAGAATTTATACAATGGTACTCTGATAAGAAAGACTGGTATGAAGGTTTAAATGCAGATAGTGGTATTATAATTACTGACTATCAAGAATTTAAACTAACAGAGTAAAAACCTTCTCACTAAATAAATAAAGATATGAATTTAACAGGAAAATGTAAAGTAGATTTTTGGAGATATTTGGCTAATGTTTTGAAGGTTAAATTTTCAGACAGACTAAAGTTTTTAAATGAAATAGATAATATAGATAGTTTTATAACTCCATCAATGCAATACGGAGTGTATGTAGACTTCTTTGATAGTGTGGATATTTATGTAACCGAAATACCAAATTGGGGAAATGGAGTTAAAAGTTTTAGAATAGGATTCCATATACTAAAGGGATGCGTAATAAATTCTTTGTTTTTAAGACCATCAGATGATTCTCCATTATTCAACGAATATGAATCCAGAACGCACGCAAGAATTGGAGCAATAGAAAAAGCAAACGAAATATATAATTTAAATAACAAAGAGAAAAGCCCTGCTCACTAATATAGGCGAATAGATTATGAAAATGAAAATAGAATACTTAGCGCCTTATTTGCCTTATGATTTGCAATGGAAAAGGTGTAATAAAGATAATCCTAAATCTGAATTGGTTTATAAAGTAGAAACTATGGTAGGACGTCATTTAGATGATAATTATTGCGATTACTCTACATACGAACCAATACTAAGACCTTTATCTGATTTATCAAAGCAATTAAAAGGGTTTGATGGCAATATGTTGGCTTGGAGTTTTTATAATTCGGAAAAAGATTGTTACCAAGCAATAATTAATGAAGAAATATCATTAGCTTTTTATAAATTATTATTACAATACCACTTTGATGTATTCGGATTAATACCAAAAGGATTAGCAATTGATATGAATAAGATTAACAAAGAGTAAAGTCCTTCTCACTAATATAGGCGAATAGATATGAAATATGAATACGCAATAGAAAAGTTTTACCCTTCAAATGCAACTGAAGAACAATTAAATATGATGGGTAATGATGGATGGCAAATGACAGGAGTTATTAAAATACAAGAAACTAATCTAATAACAGAAACTTATTGGTATTATTTTAAAAGAGAATTAAAAGAGTAAAGTCCTCTCAACTAATACAGGCGATAGATTATGGATATAGTGATAAAATCATACATAACAGTTCAAATATTATTAGTAATTTTATTTGCTATTGTTATCATAAAAGAGGGGAAGTATTTAAAAGAAAAAATTAAAAAGGATTTAGAAGATTCAGCCAACTTTTATAAAGAAATAAAGAAAATTTAAAATAAAGAGTAAAGACCCTCTCACTAAAATGGGCGAATAGAATTATGAAAGAACGTACTTACCAAACACCATTAGAAGATTTAAGAAAAGATGCTTTACAACATTATGAAGAGGCGGCAACTAAAATCCATTGTTTCCAAAGTGGAGTACCACAAGCGATTAATTTCTATTGGGATTATAGACAAATGACATTTTGGCAAAAGATTAAATTAATATTAAAATAAACAGAGTAAAGACCCACTCACTAATAAGGGCATTAGAATTATGATAAAAGAAGAACTAAAAGAAATATAATTAACAGAGCAAGATGAACGCTGCAAAGAATTTGGATATTAAACTATGGAAGAAAAAAGAACATACAAAACAATTAAATGGATATTAAAAGATAATATCAAAAAGAATGTCAGGGCTTTGTGGACTTGGAAAGATGATAACTTTACAATGATATATGAAAACTATGATGGAGATGACCGCATTTACACTTCAAGTCAATTACTAAAACTATTAAGCAAATGATAATATTTACAATACTAGGTATCTTAACAGCTATATTCTTTTTCTTTGTTATTCTTTTAAGTATCATAGAAGGAAAGGTAAGAAATAAAACAAATGAAAAGATAGTGTGGAAAATGGATAAGGTAGAAACAAGAACAGGAGGACTAGCACACGACAGAATAAATGAAAGAAAATAGAATCCCTAGTTACTACATAGGAACGAATGGATATGAAGCTAGAAAGGTAGTAGATGGTTTTGAACTTAGCTATAACGTAGGAACGGCAGTTACATATCTTTTAAGAGCTGAAAGGAAACACGACTCTCCTATTGAGTGTATACAGAAAGCAATTAATCACTTAGAGTTTGAACTTGATAAGCTAAAGAGATGACACTATACACTTGCGAATGTGGAAAGACTAAAGAACTATCTAAAGCTACAATAGTCTACAGAGATGGTGCTTGGGTAGCAAAAGAAGCAGAATGTGAATGCGGTAAGTATATGGATAGCGAACCGACAGAAGGAATACCAACACTTCAAAGAACAGAGCCTAGTCTAACTAAGAATAGAGATAAGCTATGGGCAGGAGCAAAAGAAAAGCTAGTAGGAGAAAGGGGAATCAATGAATCCTTTGATTAAATGATAGACTTAAGAAATGGTAATTGCCTTGAAGTAATGAAGTTTATTCCTGATAAAAGTATAGATGCTATTATAACAGACCCACCTTACGGAACAACAGCTTGTAAATGGGATAATGTAATAGACTTTGAATTGATGTGGGAGCAACTGAATAGAATCATTAAAACGAACGGTGCTATTGTGTTATTTGGTTCTGAGCCTTTTAGCAGTGCTTTAAGGATGAGTAATATTAAAAACTATAAATATGACTGGGTATGGGAGAAGTCAAAAGCTACAAACTTTCTAAATGCTAAAAAACAACCCCTAAGAGCAAAGGAGAATATCAGTGTATTCTATAAGAAACAGCCGTTTTACAATCCGCAAATGTCTAAAGGTGAGGCTTACAATAAAGGCATTAGGAAGAAGCAATCAAAAGATGATGTATATGGTAACTATAATCAGTCAGAAGGAAGGTCAGAAGGTGCTAGATATCCTAGAGATGTTATGTATTTTAAAACAGCAGAATCGGAGGGTAAGACTTTTCATAAAACGCAGAAACCTGTTGCTTTAATGGAGTACCTAATAAAAACTTATACTAATGAGAATGAAACAGTTTTAGACTTCACAATGGGTTCAGGTTCTACTGGAGTTGCTGCAAAGAATACAAACAGAAACTTCATAGGAATTGAGATGGATGATAATTACTTTAAGATAGCAACCGATAGAATAAACAAAGCAGAAGACCAAACTAAATTATTTTAATATGAAAATAGAGTTAAGACACGGAGAATGCTTAGAAGTAATGAAGTCAATTCCTTCAGGAAGTATTGACGCCATCATAACAGACCCACCATACGGAACTACTGCTTGTAAGTGGGATAGTGTAATAGACTTTAAGCTAATGTGGGAGCAACTGAATAGAATCATTAAACCGAGTGGAGCTATAGTCCTTTTTGGACAAGAGCCATTTAGTAGTACTTTAAGAATAAGTAACTTAAAAGATTATAAATACGACATAAAATGGCATAAAGACAAGTGTAGTAATTTTATACACGCTAAAACACAACCACGAAAAACTATCGAGGATATTATGATTTTCAGTAAAGGTGGGACTACACATAATTCTAAGTTAAAATACACTTACAACTCACAAAAAACAAAAAGAAAAGCAAGAAGTCAAATGCCTAAAACTCAAAAATCTGAAAACCAAAAAGAAATAAGGAATGATAATACTACTTTGTTTTATGGTAAGGATTTTGAGAAGGATAGAAGCTATGCGGAAAGTTATATTTACTTCCCTACTGACCACCTAAACAGATTGCATCCAACACAAAAACCCGTAGCCTTAATGGAGTATTTAATAAAAACCTACACAAATGAAAATGAAACAGTTTTAGACTTTACAATGGGCTCAGGAAGTACAGGGGTAGCAGCCAAAAACCTAAACAGAAGCTTTATAGGAATTGAACAAGATGAAAAGTATTTTAACATAGCGACCGAAAGGATAAACAAAAAACAACCACAAAAAGAATTATTTTGAAGTTCGTTATAAAGTGTGATAAAGATAAGCAAACTCTGATAAACTATTTAAAGGAATTAGGTAATGACTATTTAGTAGATGTAAAGAAACAAAGAAACACAAGAAGCAATATGCAGAATAACTATTATTGGAGTTGTATAGTTCAGACACTATCAAACGAACTAGGCTACTACCCTGACGAAATTCACGATTTGCTAAAGGTAAAGTTCTCAAGTGAATGGAATAGTATAGAACTAAACGATAGAACAGTAGCAATACAAACAGTTAAGTCTACAGCTAGAATGGATAGCAAAGCCTTTGAGATATATGCAGACCAAATAAGAATGTGGGCTATGACTGACTTGGGTATCAGACTAATGCTGCCAAACGAATATGAATAAATGAATATAACAAACGAATGTAATATGGAGTTAATGGCTAGGTATGAAGATAATCATTTTGACTTAGCAATAGTTGACCCACCTTATGGGATAGGTGTTACTAAAAATAAAAGACTAAATAATATATCTAATAAGGATTGGGATAATGAAATTCCTAAAAAAGAGTATTTTGAAGAATTAAAAAGAGTAAGTAAAAACCAAATCATTTGGGGAGGTAATTATTTTATAGAGCATTTAAGCAATACAAGATGTTATCTGAATTGGGATAAATTAAACCATTCTGACACTTATGCTGATTGTGAAATGGCTTGGACTTCTTTTGATAAAAATGCAAAGATTTTTAAGTATATGTGGGATGGTAATAGGTATGGATTTATTGGGGCTATAAAAGGAGTAGGCAAGAAAAGTATAAGAATGCACCCTACTCAGAAACCTATAGCTTTATACGAATGGCTATTAATGAACTATGCAAAAGAAGGAGATAAGATTTTAGACACTCACTTAGGTAGTGGCTCAATAGCAATAGCCTGTCATAATCTAAAGTTTGACTTAACAGCTTGCGAACTTGACAAAGAATACTACAAAGAAGCTATGAAAAGAATAACTAAACATAAGCAGCAACTAACTATGTTTTAAATAAATAACAATAATTTCTATTATATATTAACACTTGATTAATCAAATTATTTCAAAATGGAACACGGAGGAAAAAGAGAAGGAGCAGGACGCAAAAGTAAAGGAGAAGAACAAAAGCTAATAGAACACTTAACACCAATGAGTGGAATAGCTCTTGAAGCTTTACAGGAAGGTATAAAGGGTAAACAACAATGGGCAGTTAAGTTGTACTTTGAATACTTTTATGGTAAGCCACAGCAAAGAGTAGACGTAACTACTAATGAAGAAAGTCTTAACGTACCTTTAATAAACTTTATAAGCTCTGAATCTTAGCGACAAATACACAGCACTATTTAATTCAGATGCTAGATACTTTATCATAACAGGAGGTAGGGGTTCAGGAAAGTCTTTTGCAGTTACAGTCTTTCTTACGCTCTTAACTATGTCTAGGAATGTTAGAGTACTATTCACACGTTATACAATGACCTCGGCTCACTTGTCAATCATACCTGAGTTCTTAGAGAAGATAGGACTATTAGGATATGACAATACCTTTAGCGTAAACAAAGCAGAGGTAATAAACTTAGGAAACAAATCAGACATTTTATTTAGAGGTATCAAGACATCAGCAGGTAATCAGACTGCAAGTCTAAAGTCATTACAAGGCATAAGCACTTGGGTTTTAGATGAAGCTGAAGAACTTGTAGATGAAAACATCTTTGATACAATAGACTTAAGTATAAGAGAAAAGAAAGTGCAGAATAGAATCATATTAGTATTGAATCCTGTTACTAAGGAACATTGGATATACAAGAGGTTTTTTGAAGACAAAGGTGTTGAAGGTGGTTTTAATGGCATTAAAGACAATGTATGCTACATTCATAGTACATACCTAGATAATATAGTTAATCTATCTGAGAGCTTCCTAGAGCGTATTAAGAGCATAAAGCATACTAACTTTAAAAAGTACACACATAAGATAATGGGAGGATGGTTAGCAAAGGCAGAAGGAGTAGTCTTTGAGAATTGGACTATAGGTGCATTTAATCCTGATGACTTACAGACTTCTTGTGGAATGGACTTTGGTTTTAGTATTGACCCTGACTCACTTACTGAAGTAGCAATAGACAAGAAACATAAGAAGATATATTTAAAGGAACACCTTTACAGAAATGGATTAAAGAGTCAAGAGTTAGCTAAGATAGTGTTAGATAAAGTAGAGGGTAAACTAATTATAGCAGATAGTGCAGAGCCTAGACTAATAGCAGACCTTAAGCACTTAGGAGTAAACATTAAAGCAGTTAAGAAAGGAACGATTGAAAGTGGTATAACTAGGATGCAAGACTATCAGCTTATAGTAAGTCCTGAATCAACGAACATAGCTAAAGAGTTAAACAACTATGTCTATGCAGATAAAGGCTCTAAGCTTTACGTAGATAACTACAACCACGCAATTGATGGTATTCGTTACAACATTATATACCACCTAGACAATCCAAATGCAGGAAAGTATTTTGTTCAGTAAACTAAAAACAATAAATTTCTATTATATAGTGTATGAAAGTTAAAATTAAAAAAGAAGGCAAAGTAAAAGAGTTCAAGCTTATTAATAGTTGGGCAGATGTTACATTAGAAACTTGGCTTAAATTAGTAGATTTTGCAACAGGTACAAAGACAGAAGAAGCTACTGAAACAATAGCAGCACTATCAGACATTCCTAAGAAGTTAATAAAGGAACTAGCCTTATCAGATGTTGCAGTTATAATGAGTAAGATAGCAGAGCTTCAAGCAAAGCAAGATACAACTCTTAAAAGGATTATAGAAATCAATGATGTTGAATACGGATTTATGCCTGACCTTGATAAAATTTCTTTAGGCGAGTATGCCGACGTAGAGCAGTTTATTAAGAACGGAATAGAATCAAATCTTCCTGAGTTAATGGCTGTACTATATAGACCTGTAAAATTAAAGAAGAACGACATATACATAATAGACGCTTATGACGGCGATATAACAATGCGGACGGAGGAGATGAAAAAGATGTCAGCGGAACAAGTGCAAA